AAATAATATAATTTTTCTTTTTTGGCTTCTTCAAGCTCTGTACTTTGTCCAATCTCTTGACTGTGGCAGGTTGCGATTGCCTACAATAGTAGCATTGGCTGACCTATCGTCAGCATATAACTTATCAGACTTCTGTCTGTTGCATTGCCAGTGGGCTAACTGCAAGTTTTGAATATCTGATGGATGACCGTTGCGATTGATTGGAATAATGTGGTCAATGACCGGACTTAATGGATGTGGGTACCTCAAGGATTTGTCAACTGGTAGTCCACAAATCCCACAAGTATTTCTTGTTTTGAGAATAATATTTTTATTCTTTTCAAAGGCGACTCGGTGAGGACCACTCCGGTCTGGTCTTTCTTGGAGGGTATTCATTTAGGGAGGGACCTTTCTTTTTTGGGGGAGGTAGGGGGTTAAATTTTCATGATGTAGGAGGGAGTTTTTCAATCTCTGACACCCTCGTATATTTAACATATCTTATATTCTGTTAAATAAAATTAAACAACTTTAAAGTCAAGAGTACCAAGGCTTTCACTATGTTTTTCTAAAAACAAATTTACATTTTCTCATTATGTAAAATAGATGGGCCATTTAGTAGTAGTCAAATGATAGTATACTTTCATCCAATTCGTCCTGACTATAACCGATATAACCAAGCGTGATGTCTGGTGTAGAGTGGTTGAAAATCTTTTGCAGAATAGCTACATTGCCATTCTTTTTGTAGTGATGATAACCAAAAGTCTTCCTCATTGAATGAGTACCTATATGGTTCAATCCTACATACTTAGCTGCATCCTGTAGTATTTGATATACTGCTACTCTTCCGATATGAGTGATACGAACACCATCCGTTCGTTTTTTCTTTTTACTTGGGAATAGATAATCGTACTCTGCTAATTGATTATCTTTTATGTATCTATTTATTTCTTTTCTTAAAGGGGGACTGATTGGAAAATACCTTATCTTCCCAGTCTTCTTCTCTCTTAGTTCAATCCTGTCTGCAATCACTTGCTTAACTTGAAGAGGTACTATATCGCTCACTCTTAGACCAGAGTAGATTCCAAACATAAACAAAACATAGTTTCTGTCACTTTTGTTTTTCAAGTAATCTTTGATTCGTTCGATATCGTCTAGATCACGGATTGGTTCTACTTTTTTCACGATATCACCTCCAAACTCAAAGAAAAAGACAGGGTGTTCCTGCCTTTACAATTATTTCATAATATAATTTTAGCACATAAAATCATATATCCACTCCGAACTTACTCCGAATTTACTCCAAAAAAACTCCAAGTTTACTCCAAAATCTCAACCTGTTCACCATTGCGGTATAACTCTGCAAATGCCATCAGAGACTTATCCAAGATGTCGTAATATGAACTTTCTGAAAGAGACAAGTCCATTGCGATTGTTTCATCCTTCTTGCAATTCCACTGAAGATACTTCTCAAAAAGTATCCTACGATAGAGAGGATCATGTAATCTACTGACAGCTTGCTCAATTGCATCCAGCTCAATCTCTGCATCAACTTTTCGTATAGCCAATTTTTCAACTTGACTATCTCTCCCGCTTGATGGATTTCGTGGCATGAATGAGTAGGTGGTGGTCACTCTCTGACCATCAGTGTCATTTGCGACTCTTCTCCAACGAGGATATCCTTTTAGAATCCTTTTGGCATTCTCTTTCGTTTTTATTTCATTTATATCAGGAAAGAAGGGCATCGCTCACCTCGTTTCTATGCCGTTTATATTTTATTCATGATTAGCAATCACGCCACCGGCTCCATTAACAGTAACCCAGCCATGCTTCTCTCTGGCTTCTGCTTCTTTCATACGGATAAGGTTGTCTGTGATTGAGTCTGACTTAGCTTTGTTAGCTTTAGCTTCTCCTTCTGCTTTGATGATGCCAGCATCCGCTTCAGCTTGAGCTTGAACTTTCTTGGTATCCGCTTCGACCTTAGCTTTTTCCTGTTCCTGTTTAGCTGTGTCAATTTCCTTCTGTTTGACAGATTCAGATTTGATTGCTGCTTCAATTTCATCTCCTGCATCCTGATCAGTTATTGTGAATGAAACAAATTCAAGATCATAAGATTCAAATTTCTCTTTTAGCGCCTTGTCAATCTCTTCATAGACTTCTGTACGCTTATTCCCAAGAATGTCGTAGATGTCATAATTCCCAGTAACCGACTCGATAGCTCTCTGTACTGCCGGAGCAATTACACTCTCATTCACATTTTCTAACTTGGTGTAGTTTGAAAAGATTGTCATTGCCTTTTCTTTATTCACACGATATTTCACATCAATGTTAGTATTCAGCCATTGACCATCTTTGGTCTGAGTTGTGATTTTTTCCATAGTCTTCGTCTGAACTGAAGTCGAAAGAGTATAGACGGTATCGATGAAAGGAATTTTGAGATGATAACCTGTTTGTAGGGTGTTTTCTTGAACACCTCCGATTGCACTGACCTTTACTCCAACCGTATTAGCTGGGATGCGCTTCACGGCCGTGAGACGAAAAATTCCAAGTGAAGTAATAGCAACAACCGTGATGATGCTACCTTTTGCAAGTTTTGTAAGTTTAGTTTTCCCTGTTTCGTGATCGTATTGTGTAAACATTGTTTTTACTCCTTTTTAAATAATTTTTCCTTCAAAGACTAATGTAATAGTCCCTGTACCGTCTCTGTGTTTAGAGACCAAAGCACGACAGTCTGAACCATATTCAACACCATCAATCGTGATGCTACGCTTTATCTTGTCAACATTGATGATAGATCCGTTTGATGTCTGAATTCTCATGTTCCATCTCCTCAATCAACCAATCCAGATTCTTGCGAGCTTTTTTCAAATCTTCAAGACCGTTCTTCTTCTGGAATCGCAGTTGATACTTCAAAGCATTCCCAAGATAAAAGCCTTTCAGCTGCTCTGGTGTCATGAAATTCCTTAAAGCATCGATAGATTCCATGCCATATCGTCCTTGGTAATGGCTTGGTTTGTTTACGTTATCAATTATTTCTGGCTTCATTCTTTCCCCTCCAAAAGTTCTGAATTTTCATAAATGTTGCCTATAATTTCATTTATGTCAGTTTCTGACCACAAATAGCTAGCTAATTGCTCACCATCATTCATAATCAACCAAGCACCCTCAATCATGGTTACAACGCCTATAATTATTTCATTTTCCGTTGTTGGCTGGGTTCGTACTTGTCTAACTACATCCCCCTCAAAAATTTCTTGGCCATTCTTGTCCTTGAGTCCTGTTGATTGCATGAGTTTGATTTCGTCAAAATTCATGAAATTTGTTTCACCAAATTTCCAATGCTCACCAACTAAAACACCCTTTTTAAAATCTATCAAAGAAACATCTAGCATTGTTTGCAATTCTTTATCCCACGCTCTAAATTTTGGTATCATAATCTCACCTCATCTCCAGTTCTAACCTTGTTATAGACTTCTTCCGTAACTACGAAAATGCCATAATCCCTGATAGTCACTGTATACAACTTGCCATGTCGTCCTTTTTCAAGGACTTTACCGAATATCTCTGCGCCTTGATTATCCGCCTTGTAGAAAACCATCGGGCGCTTTTCTTCTAGTTCTTTAATGTGGATACTCTGCCAGATGTTCAATCCAGCAGACAATAAAATCCAGATTGCGATGAATCGTTTCAATCTGTAACCTCCTCAAAGCGCCCAGCCTTTTTTGGACTTATTTCTTTTGAATATAGGATTCTTCTTTTCTTTTTTCTTCTGCTTGAGATAATCGCTATCTTTGTTGAAGATAATATCTTCATCTTCAATCAGTTCAGTAATGAAGTATTTATCCATAATAATTTCTTCCATCACTCCACCTCTTTCAGATCATTTCTTACTTCGCTTAGATAATGTTGAAAAACAATATTACCAGCGCATTTTCCAATCAATTCGTCTAGTGCTTTCTCAATAACTTCATATCTAGTGGAATACCCATAGTATAGTTTTAATGCTTGGAGGTGTGCGAAAAGATCATCTGGCAAATTAACTATAATTTTCCTCATCACTCCACCTCCTCAATCTCAATCCCTGGGCAATCAAACACCCAGCCGAAGCCAGAAGAAATTATTTCATTTTTTGTAAGTTCGAAACTTCTTGGTTCAAATTGTGTCCTTTTAGTGAAGAAAATAATATTATTTCCAAGAGTCCGTACATTAACAAGGTTCAAATGTCCATCGTTATAGTTTAATAGAACTACTTTGTATTTCTT